CATAATGTCTTCACTGTCCTCATTCGACACCACCTGCCCGCGCTGGAATGGGATGAACAACTCAGGGCCGCGTTCGCCGACGATGTAAGGCTGGTTGGCGGTGACGGGGCCGCCGTTGGCGCGGAACATGCCCGCAAGCGACGCGCCCATGTCGAAGCCGGATTGGGTGGCAGTGCCAGCGGACATGCTGACTCCGGAGCTGGTGGTCAGGTTGGGGCCGCTGCCGCCGCCGAACGCACCAAGCACAGTCAGGAACAGTTTTTGAGCCAGCATCTGTGTGGCCATGTCTATGAAGGCACGGCCAATGTTCTGGAACATCGTGGCAAAGGCTTCCTCGACTGTTCCGGTGCCGGTTACAACGGCTTGGACCGCAGAACTCATTGCTGTAGACACTTCGTTGGCCAAAAAGCCGTAGCGTTCCATCAGCTGGTTTTGGCGTAACTGGGCCTGCTCAACAGCGTCCAGTTGAGGAAGAAGGCGCTCGTACAGCGCTAGCTGGTTTTGTAGTCCTTGAATACGAACGTCGAATTCAGCTCTTTCTCCTGGGGCTGCGGCTTCGCGTAAACGGGTCTGCTCATTTAGCTGTTCATTTACTGATCTGAGTGCGTCTTCACGGCGACGTTCTTGGGTTACAAGCAGGTTCAGGCGTTCTGCCTCTTCGCCACCGAAAGGAGAAGCCAAACCCCGCTGAACGTCGGCGATTTGACGCCCAATGTCGCGACCCACAGCAGCTGTGGCTTGCTGTGTTTGAAGTTGGAGTAGCTCTCGTTCGACCTCAAGCTGCTGCTTGCGCTGGTTTGTGCGGTCAAATTCAAGTTGATATTGCTCTTTCAGCGCATCATATTGGTTTAGATATGTTTCGTAAAGATTCTCTGCCTCTTCGTTTGATTTGGCATTAACTGCCGTTTGTTGGTATTTGATACCTAAAATTTGAAGTTCATTATCGCGTTCCAGGTCAATTGTTTTAAGTTGCTGTTCAACTGCTGCGAGAGAGCCTTGTTGAAATTCTAAAGTTTCTAGGCGAACCTGTCGTAAAGCAGTTGCTGCTTGAAGAGCACCTACAATGGACGCTTCCAGTTGTGTTATCCGTTGCTCTTCAGCACGGGCTGCTTCTTTGGCGGCGCGTTCAGCCTCGCGTGCTGCGCGTTCGGCTTTGCGAGCGGCATCTTCGCGGGCGCGGTTTTCCTCGTTTACCCGCTCGTTCAACAAATTTTGTAGGTTGAGTTTGCGTTCAAGTTCAATAATTGCACGTTGTTCTGTAGTTAGGCCGTCTTCAGCTAGCTTTAAGGCCGCTTCTTGGAATATGATCGATTTTCTGAGGTTAAAGACTCTTTCGTCTGTTAGGTCTCCGTTAATTTCCGCAAGACGGATTTGGTCACGAAGCGTCGCGGCTTGACGTTCCAGCTGGTCGGCAGTCTCACGGGCTTTCTTAGCAGCCTCGGCTGCAGCGGTGTTATCCGGTAGATCAGGGCGACCGGCTTCTTCAGCGGCCTGACGACCGCGTTGCGCTAAAAGTTCTGTCGCGCCGCCGGTTATAAGCTGGCTCGGACTTAGCAGACTTAAGAATTTAAGTACATTGCTGGGGATCTGGATGTCTTTTGTTCCAGCGGCAAGGTCATTGATGGCTGCAACCGCACCAACAAGGGCTGGGAGTAGCGAGCGTGTGACTGAAGCTGTGAGATCTTGATATGCGTCGTTGAGCTTCTTACTTTCTTGTTCATAGGCGTTTAACAGCTCGACCGAACCAGGGCCGAGGGTGTCAGTTATTTGCTGGAGCGCGACGGCTTGTGCCTCATATATTTTATTGGCTTCAATAAGCTGTTCAACGGTTTTCTTAACTGAGTCGTCAACCGCGAAGCCAGCTTCCTCTAATGCTGTGAGTGTCTGGGCCGGATCTTTTAAGGATTCGCCGAGTGTTTTTATGTTATTGATGAAATTATCGACGGCTTGGCCGGCTGCCGTGCCAACCAAGGACAAACCGAAGCCGAACTGGCCTCCTAAGGCGCCACCAGCGGCACCGCCTAGTCCGCCACCTAGTGCGGCACCTGCGCCTTGGCCAAATAAGAGTGGGAACGCGCCACCGATGACGGCACTTCCTACGGCTTCGCGTTTTCTGGCGGCTTGTCTGCTAGCGACAGCTTGTACTTCGCGCTCAGCTCTTATCCGCTGATCACGTAAATACCTAACACGTCTTAAATTTGTGCGTAATCTATTACGTTCCTTTGCTTCCCGAAGACGATCCAGGTCTTCGATAGACCGTCGTATAAGATCAGCTTCGTCTTTTTGAGCACGGACTGCAGCCGTCTGTGCGCGGGTGCGCTTTCTTTTGCCAGCTACGTCGAAAGGGTTTTGTATTTTTTCTAAACGTTGTTCTAACTGTTTTAGTTCTTGGTCTAGAACCTTTACGCGAAGCTCAATCTCGCTTTGGTAAGCCACGGCTTCGCGTGTTGACTACTCCTATCTTAACGTCGGCGGCGGGCTTTCTCCATCTGCTTCTCTTGGTCCTCGTTTAGGATACTAAAGTAGGCGCTCCAAGCGATTAGCTCTTCGGGGGTCATTGTGGTGCGGACTTCGGACAGGCTCATGCCGAGTTCTTTGGCGACGCCGAATTGGAGCATGAGCCAGTTGTCTTTGCGAAGCTCCGCGATCAGGCTTTTGGGTCCATAGGCTCGTCGTTGCCGTCATCGAGGATTCCTAGCATCAGGGCTTGGAGGTCTTTGTCCTTGACTTCGTTCTTCAGGATGTCGATTTCACCAGCAGAAAACAGCTTTGCGCCGTTGGCATCTTGGGCTTTGGTGATCAGCAGTTGCAATGCAAATGCGGAGGCGTCTTCCGATTTTGCTTGCTTTTGGGCGCGTTCGCGCTCGGCCATGGTGAGCGGGCTGACGTACATCTCGAACATGCTGCCGTCGGACAGCTGGATCTCGCGTTTGGTGGGTTCGAGGTTGGCGGCCTTACGTAGGCGGTCAATGGCGCGGGTAGGGACCGGCATAGCTGGTGATGGTGTATAGGTTTACTGTAGCGTTCCAGCATGAAAAAGCCCCGCTTCGGCGGGGCATGTAGCTGTAACTTGTAGCGGAGTATCAGGCGCTGGTGCTGAAATCGAAGGAAGGCGTTCCAGCGGGGCGGAAGTTCACGGTGACAGATTGGGCATCGTCGGGGTTGATGTTCAGGCTGGCAGAAGTCAGCACAGCGTCAAACTCGATGGAACGGCTCAAAGTATCGCTCAGAGTTCCGCCGCTATACACACGGTCGGTGTACAACTTGAAGGCAGTGCCGACCTGCTGGCGTTGCAGCACGTCCTCGACCATGCGGTTGGAAAGCGCGGCGTCTTCGTTGGTCATGTAGACCGTTGCGGTGCCGGTGCCGTCGCCAAAGCCGGAGATGTAGGCGCGGAAGGGGACGTACTGACCGGGGGTTTGGCCGATGGTCGTAACGTCGATTTCGGCGCGGCTGATCTCAAAGCTCCAGTCGCGGACTTGGCCGACCACAGCAAAGTCGGCATAGGCAACCTGGAACTGGTTTGGAGCGGAAGCAGTGCCGGCATCTGTGATGGTGACTGTTGAACCACCCGGAGTTGCGGATACCTGCAGAACGCCCGTGTTAGCCGTGTAGCTGATCACGTAGTAAGGGGTTGCGGCGTCGATTCCCGCAGGAAGAGTGCCCGAACCAGCACCGCCGGTCAGGGTGTTGACCAGACTAAAAAGAACAGGATCGCCAACCTTAAAGTTAAGGAAGGTTTCCACAGTTACAGTGTCTGCACCTGTGTCTACATCTGACTCGGTGAAGGTGCCGGTCGTACCAGCGGGTTTGTAGTAGAGGGCACCTGAAGTGCCGGACAGAACGGTGGTGGCCATGGGGCGTACCAAGGATAGAGACTTCTGCGGGCACTGCCCGGCTTCTTATAGGTTAGCGCAAGTAGTTATGACAACACAGTCGCTGTGTAGCCGGTGTCAACCCTGCCCATGAAGTGGGGAGATTCTTCGGTTGCTGAAAATGTGGGACCGTTGATTTCACCGAATTTTACGTAAACGCCTGTGGTTGTTTTTGCGGTGTCGTTTAGCGTTTCTAGGACGTTTACTGCGGTGGTTATGAGTTGTTGATTGCGGGCCGGACCACGGCCCTTTTCGGTGAAGACACGGATTACGAGCGCTCCACGGGCATTGTCAACGCTGGATGTGAGGGTTGGTTCGTTGGTAAGCCCGAATGTGATGTTGACGCGAACGTACTCCGTAGTGGTGTTCGGTGGGACGGCTGTGATGTTGTCGAAATAGACAGGTACTGCCGGTATCAAATTGCTGAAGGCTGTCAACAGCGGGGATTCAATTGAAGCGCGGATGGCTTGGTAGTTCATTTGAATACTCTCCGTAATGCTTCGTCCATGTTTATTTTGACTGCTTTGTCTATACGGCCACCATTAGCAAATGTTGCAAACCAGTCCAGTGGGGCAGTCCGGCTAGAACTACTCTTCGGATCGCCACCACCTGTATTTCCGCGATAACTGCTGCTTCCTTTGCGTCCTTGCGGAACAGGATCAAATTTTGCCTTTCCTAGCTGTGTTGTTGGGCCATCAGGACTTATGGCCCATCCTTTTGGATAAGTAAAATTACTTTGCTCTACAGCATCTATAGCTACTGCGGCGTGCTCTGCAAAATTTGAGATAGTAAAAACAGTTTTATCTTTTAGTACTGTGGTTCTAAACAAAGTAGCTACTGCTTGCGGTCCCGTAAACGGACCTTTACTGAAGCGTACAGGTCTTGGATCCCCCGGTTTTCCATCTCCTTTAACAACTTGTCCTTGTGGCCCCTCAATCTGCCAAGAGTTTGAAAAACGCCCGGTCCAACTAGGTCCTTCAGCTTGAAGCTCATCAACAACAGTTTCCGCTGCTTTAACAGCACCCAAAAGTGTTGCAGACGAAATGTCGCGATCGATCTCTTTAATTATTTTTCCAAAACCTTTGAACATTACTGGGGCCTCACGATCAGGGTGTGGTACACCGGGTTGTCACCACGATAAGTCAGGACGTTGATGATTTTGGCTTCGCGGGTCGTTCCAGCCTGGGGGTATTGGATGCGGTCGGCTTCGGTGGGGTAGTAGTCGCCTAGTTCTGAGGTTCCGATAAGAATCTTAACGTCGGTGGTTTGGTAGAGGCCCTCGGATTCGCGGGGGGTTAGGCGGCTGATGACGGCTTTGACGGTGACTTGGGTGTCCGCTCCAGAGACAGATCCGGTGGTGGGGTCGTAGGTGCGGGGCGTGGCGGTTTTGATGTAGGTGATGTCTTGGCCCCAATCGGCGAGGATTTGATCGGGGACGGGGCCGAAGGT